TTACTCTGAATTCTTTACGCATATGAAAATTGCCGGGTTTTCATATACCTTATTCAGCTTTCTAAGCTTTTCTATAGTCTCTTCGCATAGCTTCTCATTGCTAAAGCGCTCTACTTTGTATACCGGCTGTGTGTTTGGTGTTGCTATCGTTAGATACGCGATTAGAGACCACATAAAATCCTTTTAACCCTCTCTTACTCTCTTAGTCAGGGGGAAGCCCGGAAGCCGCAGCGCAAGGCAGCTCGCTGCCGCGAACGGGTGAGGACTTAGGGCCTTGGCCCGACCCTTGACTTACCTCGACTCAAAACAGCCTCCACCGAAAGGGAGTATGAACGGCTCTTCTGTTCATGCTCCCCGAGGTCAACGCGGCCGTTGTGGTTTGTAAGGCAACGCCTTACGACCTTTTGCTCTTTCTGTCCGGCTGCGCCGGGTCGGGTCCTTGTAATACCCGACTTTTGTCTCAATTTGATACTTAACCTTCCGACCGCACCGCTCTTAAGCGCTCTTTTTCCTCACTGCTTCTTCTTCTAGTTCAGTCAATATTCCACTAACTAAACCTCTTGCCATTGGCTTTATATCGTCTGGCAAATCCGCGAATCTTCTGAATAAAGCTCTCATCTCCGGCGATATATCTCGCTCGTGTCTTTCCAGCAAGATTTCATCAGTTGAGCAACCAAAAAGCTTAGCCATAGACACGACTTTGTCTCCTGGTGGAGCGTTTACATCCTTCTCCCAGCCCACAAGAGTTGTCATGCCGCATCCTACTGCGTCGGCAAGCTTCTTCTGTGACATTCCGGCAGCTTCTCGCCGTTGTCTTATGTTCTCGCCAATGCTCATGGTTGTTTGTACTACCTCAAGATTCTGCATCTACTCTATCTCCTGTATATCTATCCATCGTCGATAAACGGATAATCAACAATCGAAATTCCGCTTGCATGCCTCAAACGGAATATCGTAACCTTATTTCCAAGATTTTGGGGATTGACAGGTTTCTGGGATGATCGACTACGTTGCAGGCTTCATAGCCATCAATCATGTACCGCTTTCTAGCGGCATGGTTGTTGTTATCGAACCCGATGGCTCGATCACCCGCGAAACGCCTCGTCGCCTCGTCGTTCGTGGCACACATGAAGCCAGTCTCTGCGTTCGCAGCACTGGGGGAGATGGCAAAGGAAATGCAACGCACCTATACATCGATGGCAACCCGTCCAAATGGCTTCAGGGCCATAACATCGTCGGAAGTGACGATATCGTTGCTCTCGTTGCAGATACCTTCTTGCGTCTCTGCTCTTTACTTTCCCTTGAACCGACTGACTTTGAGCGTCAGGCAGTTAAACAAGGTAAGTGGCGTGTAACCCGCGTCGACTACAACGAAATGTTCGAACTCCCGTCTAGAGCTGATGTACGTGCTTGGCTCAGAGCGGGAGAAATTAAGTGTAAGTCCCGCCATGGGCGGCCCCGGCTCGATAAAGGAACTCTTTACTTCGGTAAGAATTCCACGCATTGGGCTTTCAAGTTCTATTGCAAGGCTGATGAAGTTAACAAGGGTAAGTCTCATAACTTGCCTGATGAAGTTAACTGTCTACCAGAAGTTCACGCATGGCTTGAAAACAAACTTCGTGCTGAATTAACGCTGCGCGGCAAGAAGTTAAAGACCTTGACTGATGAGCAAGGCAACACATTAGAGATCGCAGCTTATTTGACCCCGACGGTAATTAGGGCTCTATTCCGTCAATATTTAGGGGAACTTGATATGTCGGAGCAACTTGAATTGTCGTCTGAACAGCTTATGGAACTTCCCGGTAAAGTGCGTGGCACTTATGTTCTTTGGAAGGAAGGTCATAATATTGAAGATATTATTTCTCGCGCTACGTTCTATCGCCATAAAACCGAGTTGATGAAGTTCGGTATTGATATATCTGTTCGCGCCGATAAACGTCCTGAATCAAACGTTGTTCCGATGATTCGAGTGCTTGAGGCTAAGCCTGCTGCGATCCCGGCGTTCTTCTTTGAAAAGAACCTTGTCCATTTCAGCGCTCGGAAGTCTGCTTGATGGATAGCTTGCTGATTGCCACGTTCTGGCTGATTTGCACTGTTCTTTCAGGCGTAGCTGCTCTGATGTTCTGCCGGAGGTTTGCATGAACCCATACGATGCTAGTGCTGCGATTATCGGTACTGTAGTTGGGCTAGTTATCTCCGCAGCTCTTTATTGGACTTTCTACTTATGATCTCGTCAGATTACATCGTAAGTAGCAGCCAAGTTTCCAGCCGTGAAAAGATGCTTGAATGCATTCGCCGTTCTAAAGCAGAAGCTGGTTTGTTTGTTGACGAAGTTCGTCAAATGAAATTGCCTCCCGTTAAATCGAGAGCGGATATTGAAGCTGAACGCCATTGGCGTTTAGTTGAAGAGTTTAAGCGATTCGGCAAAGTCGAATTTCAATCTGAATATATTGTTTACGCCGGTGAACGGCACTAAGGAGATTTTATGGATATTTCCAAACTTACTGGCATGTTCGTCGGCGGGGTTGTTCATGATGTAGTTCCTCGCAAGTTCGGCGAAGCTGATGCCGCTGAAATTCAGATCAAAACTACTGTTCAGGATAAGAAAGGTCGTCCTGTCGATTCTTATGTCGATGTTCGTGTCTCTCCTGATCAAGTTAAATCAGGTTGGGACAATGCCTATCGTCAGAAGAAAGGCCAGTTCGTAGTGGCTCCTTTGGCTATCGGCCAATACAAAGGGCAGAACGAAACCTTCCTGCAATATAGCTGCGCTGGTATGCCGATCTCCCTGGCTGCGCCTTCTGCGGTTCAGAAGGCTGGCTAATTAACATGCTTATTAAAAAGTATCGCTTAAGGTTTTTCCTTTGGATGTTTAGAACGTGGGCTTTCCCGTTCTGCATGGGCGCGCTTTTTATGGGGCTTTGGAATCTTCATGAGACTGTTTCGATTGTTCAGTCTTTCGACCTTAACTCTTTCTGTAGTTCTAGGTAATTCATGTCAGGCACTCGCGTCGTTTTCTCATGTGATGGTGATTACACCGTAACGGGTGACGGTGCGGTTGCGTGTGCTGGTACTTGGATGGCTCAGGTCATGCCTGCGCCTTTCGACATCTCACAGATCGACCCGGCTGTGTGGTGGGGTCACTTCGGAGCGGGCTTCATGATCATTGCAAGCTTCTTCGTGATGGGTCGCAAAATCAAAGCAATCATTGGCGTTGTTAAATAACGGAGTATTTATGAAGTACATGAACGCAGCAAAGAATTACGGCACTCAACTGGCAGTTTTCGGCACTGCTGCACTTTGCAATGCAGCTGCATTCGCGGGTGACTATGACGGCATGACTGGCAGCGAAAGCTCCGCCGACGTTAAAGCCGCCATGCTGGCAATTGGTGCCGTCGTCATCGGTCTGGCCTGGGTGACTTTCGGTATCAAGCGCGTCAAGGGCACTGTGAAGTAATCACGGCGTTCGAGAAGGGGCCAACTCGGCCCCTTTTTTTTGTCCTCAGGAGCAGTCACTCATGGTCGAACTATACAACTGGACAGCCTTTGTAATGGGCGCCGCCGCTGCATATCTAGCGCTCTATGGGTGGTGAGATGCGCCTTTTTCAGCGTTTAGGACTTCTTGCGTTCTTGATGTTTTCATCAAGTGCTTTTGCCATTACCACTACATATTATGAATCCGCTACTGCTGCTAGTGGTGCTTGTACTGCGTATTTATCGCGGTTGAGTAGTTGGGGACCTGATTATAAGCAGTGCGTTACGGCTCCTAATAAGTATGTTGCACAGGCTACTCAGTATTCAGACGGCGGATACTTTCAAGATAAAGCTTATTTTGAGTATAAGACCTGCGGTAACGGGTCTACCGTTGATGTAAATACAGGTGAATGTATAGCCCCTGCGCAGGCTGACGGTGAGTTGTGTAAGGGCACAACCGATCACGTTGACGTAACGAAGAATTCTTATTTTGATGCGACTGCTAACAAGTGTTTGCCTTACCTTGAGGTCAGCAAAAAGACCGAGTGCGCACTTCTTGGCAAATCTTCTACATCCAGGACGTTCAACCTTGTAGCGGCTGCCACTGTTTCCAGCTCGGGCGAAGTTATCGCTCCTAAGATCGTTTCGGAACCGAAGGCATCTGGCATTGCTTGCGGGCTGGATGTCATCACTTCCACTGATTGCAAGATCGATGCAGCAGGCAAGGCAACCTGTAAGGTCACGGCCAAGTACAACGGCCAAGTCGGCACTACTGGCCTGACTGAGAAAGAGCCTCTGTGTGGTGTCGGTGGCAAGTCCTGCCCGGATACAGCGCAGCAGTCTACGACCAAGGAAGAGCCTTGCACGTACACGACGAATGCTGATGGTTCACAGTCGTGCAGCTCTAACAAAGTGAGTGAAACCTCGGGCCAGCAGCAGTGCAGCGGCTCATGGGGTTCTGTCAATGGTACGCCTCAGTGCGTATCGAAAGCGCCTACAAAGAACGGTATCAAGATCGATACTAACGTAGTGACTAAGCCTGACGCTACAACTGGTGGTTCGACGACGACTAAAACTGACGTTACGACTACTACGTCATGTACAGACGTTGGCAAGTGTTCGGATAAGTCCACGACGACGACGCTAGTTATTAGTAAGGACGCCAATGGAGCCACGACCTCCACGACTTCCACATGCTATGGCACGTGCGGTTCGTCCAACTCTGGTAAGGGTTCTGACACTGACGGAGAGGGTGACGGTGTCGGTGATGCAGGTTTGCCCGGCGTTCCTGACTTCACCGAGGGGATGAAGGATGAGCAGGATTACGTGCCTGATATTCAGAGATTCTATGACCGTATCTCTAACGCTCCGATCATCTCTGCTGCAAAGGCAATCGTCCCGCCGTCAGGTGGTGGAGCGTGCCCGATCTATACCGCTGATACATACATAGGCCATTTCGACACGTCCGACTTTTGCGGCCTGATGGACAAGCTGTACGTGCCTATCGGCGTCTTCATGATGTTCCTGTACGCATGGGCGTCCGTGCGCATCTTCTTCTCTGCATAACGGTGATCTATGGAAATCATTTCGTGGTTAGGTCAGAAGATTGCTGATCTTTGCACATGGCTACTTGATCTCATCAAGGCCCTGATTGCGTGGTTCAAGCTCGTGGTGCTCGAAGGTGCGCATGACATCTTCGTCGCCATCATGGACGGGTTGGCCTATGTGTTTGAGCATCTGCCGGTCCCGGACTTCATTGTCCATGCGGGCCAGTACGCCCAGCAGATCCCGCCGGTGTTTTTGTACTGCTCAGACCTGCTTCATTTTCCCGAAGGCGCAACGATGATGCTGGGAGCATTGATCGCTCGCTTCGTAGTCCGCCGAATTCCGTTGATAGGGTGATTTGTGGCAATTGATCTGTATGCCGGTAAACCACGTTCCGGCAAAAGCTATAGCGTGACTGAGCATGTAATTATTCCTTCGCTCAAGGAGGGACGGCATGTCATCACCAACATCCCGTTGGAGCGTGAGCAGCTGCTCGCTGACTATCCGGCTGGTCAGATCACGCAAGTGCAAAAGGGCTGGGAGAATGAACCGGACTGGGCGGACGGCATTCCGAACGGTGCCGTGCTCATCATGGACGAATGTTGGAGACGCTGGAAATCAGGCCAGAAGGTAACGCAGGCGAATCCGAAAGACCTTGAGCTATTCAAAGAGCACGGCCATCGCGTAGATGATGACGGTAAGACGTTGCGAGTCGTCCTCGTGACGCAGTTTGCCAGTGATTTGCCGTCATGGCTTCGTGAGATGGTCGACCAGATGTATTTCTCGACGAAGCTTGCTGCAGCAGGTGCAAAGAATAGGTTTCGAGTAGACATCTATGAGGGTGCGCCTACCGGTGCCAAGATTCCGCAGAATCTACTCATACGTTCAACGTTTGGCAGCTATAAGCCGGAAATCTACAAGTACTATCGCAGTGCTACGCAGTCATCGACGGGTGACGTAGGAGACGAATCGAAGGCAGACAAGCGCGGCAACATTTGGCGTTCGCCCATGACGTGGGTCTATCTGGCCGGAGCGCCGATCGCCATCATGATTGCGCTTTACTGCTTGAATAACATCTACGCCAAGAACACGAACGCAATTAGCCAGGCGAAGCAGGAGGCTCCTGTTAATCCGCTACCGGCTAACTTGCAGCATGTGGAGCCAAAGCCTGTTCAGACTCAGCAGGTTGTACAGCAAGTACAGGTTAATCCTAGCGCGCCGCAGCCTTCGCAGATGTGGCGTGTCGTTGGATATATCAAGCGTGGCAAGGGGTACGATTACCGAGGTACTGACAGCCGCGTTGAGGGGCCTATGATGGAAGATCAGATCATTCTGTCTCATTCCCTTGGCGGAACACGTTACGTTCCTGCGTCAACTTGTACGGCCTACAGTGACCATATCAATTACTACTGCGACATAGAAGGCGAGCGCATAACGCCTTGGACCGGCAAGCTTGGTATTTCCAAGAACCTTCCCGTCACCGCAGGTCAGGCCGTGCAATCGGTGAGCAGCGAGCGGAGCGACCAGCGCACCGATGCACAGCCTGTATCGCCATCGCAAGCTTTCAACAATCCGCTACCGCCGCAAACTGGCGTCTGA